GGCTGGTGCTCCTCGGGGCGGAGGGCGAACGAGTAAACGTTGATACCAGTGTCGGGGTTGCGAGTGTGGTGCTGGTAGGGCTGGACGAGGTCGAAGTAGGTTCCCTCGCGCTCCGAGAAGCGGTCCTGGCCGTTAAGCTGGAGCTTAGCGGTGACCACGGGGTTCTGGCCCCAGCAGTGGAGGTTAAGAGCAGTCTCGGCGAGAACGAAGGCACCAGCGTCAGAGACGGCTGATACTACACCACCGTTTCCGATGACATCACCATAAGTACCCTCAGTCAACCACGCGGTTCCATTAATAGTCTCAGCACCACCTTCAAAGAAGAGTCCAGAGCCATTAATGAACTCACCAGAGCCAGCAGTGGCTGGACCAGCGAACGCGTGGATGGCGTTGGGGAGAGCGTCAACCGCGTCGGTGTAGTTGAATGGCTGAGCACCGAGAGCCTTGTAGAGGAGAGTGTTGGCAGTAAGCGAAGTGCAGAAATCAACGTTCTCGTCAGGCTGAACAACCCAAACTAACTCCTTGCAGGGGTGGTTGAAGTTGAGCTTGATCTTGTTGCTGGAGCTACCGATCGACTCGTCACCAGTGAACTGGAGCTGCTCGATGAGGTACTCGTGGGGGTTCTGGGCCATGCGGCGACGCTCATCGGTGTCGAGGAAGATGTAGTCAACATAGAGCGAGGCAGCAACGAGCGACTTGGAGTAAGCACCGGTAGCCTTGACACCAGTTGTTCCAAGATTGGTAACAGCCCACAAGCACTCATCAATAGGGCGGAACTCGACGTTGATCTTGACCTCGTGGTACTGGAGGGCGATCAAGGGGAGAGCAAGACCAGGGTTGCGGCAGAACCAGAACTGGAGAGGCACGTAGAGGGTGGTCTCGGGGAGAGTCTTGCGGGGAGTGCACACTGCGGCGGGGGCAGCGTCATTGCAAGGCTGGTCGATCTCAGCGAACGTGGGATCGGTGATGTATGTAAGCTGGGTGGTCTGGCCAACCATCTTGTTGTAGCCACGCTCAGCCTCAGTGGTGAGGGTAAGCTGGTTCCAGATGTGCATCCAGTCACCATACTGGCGGTCAATACGCTGGCCACCAATCTCGACCTCAACCATGTTGATGAGCTGCTCTCCGGGGTAGTCGAGCCAGCGAGCATAAGGTGCATCGCCAGTGGCGATCTCGGGGAGAGTCACCTGAAGGTAGGTCTTGTAGGCACCGTCACCGTTGCGGGAGACTGTGCACTGAACACGGCGGCCGAAGTCAGCCTGTCCGTTGAAGGTGTTCTCAATAGACTCCATCGCGAAGTTCGTGTGGCGTCTGTAAGTAACCTTCCAGAAAGTAATCTGTGGCTGGCCCGTCAAGTAGACGTCCTGAGCACCGTAAGCAACAAGCTGCATTAAACCTCCTCCCATTTGATTATACTATCACTAAAGAAAAAAATTTTATGAAAATGCTTAAATTCGCAAGAAATAAAATATAAAATCCTTAAAAATTCACATTTTATTTATAAAACCACATCGATTGTCCTTACTACATGTCAAGAGCAACTGTTATAATTCGGCTTTCATGTTTTCGCATAAGAACTTCTTTAAATAATTGTCTAAATAAATCTCCTTTTTCCCTTCATGTTTTTTGGTAAATATGTATGCATCTCTCTCTTTTTTTATACTCCATCCTTGCTCGATAGCATTGTTGATGAACATGACTTTTCTAAATTTAATGTAATCCATCTTAATACTTTGTTCTTCTTCCATTATTGCTTAATACTGACATCCATCTAGAAAACAGAATACAAATTTGTACACATAACTGTTTTCTTAAGAAACAAACGAATAAACAAACAAACAAAACATTTTGTTTAACAATTCATTTAAATACTTTTGTAATAATTTTAATTAATGCCAACATTTAAACATAAGACTAATAAAAAAATAGAAGTCGATGACAAAACACTAGTAACATTAGATAGTAAGCATAATGAGTTTGTTTCTAAATTTGACAATTATGAAGAGGAGATTATACCTTCATTGCTGGAAGAAAAAACGTTCTTAACATCTGAAATAGCAGGGAATTCACTGCTTTCTCTCGATGAAGTGCTTGACATGAAGGATCGAATTAAAGAAATAAACATCGAAATAAGAGACCTCGAGAGAGAGAAAAAGGAATATTACTTAAACAATACGAAACATATATTCAGTTATTTCGAAAAAAAGAAGCAACAACAGGTCGAGCCAGTTAAACAGGAAGTGTCCGCTAGACAACAAATGCTTAACTCATTCTTCAAAAAGAAGGAAGATCAGCCACAAGCACAACAATCGACAAATCAGTCTTCTCAAAGTCACGTTTCTTATCTGAAAAATGTGGATGAACGATTTATAGATGTGAATGATTATGTTGTTAATCACGAATTATGTGCATGCAACGGAGGAGGAGAACTAATTCCAGTCGAGAGTGATGGAATCCTTGTGTGTAATAATTGTGGTAGGCAATATTCATACCTCATCGACAGTGACAAGCCGTCTTACAAGGAACCACCACAAGAAGTGTGTTTTTATGCGTACAAGCGTATTAATCATTTCAAGGAAATACTTTCACAGTTCCAAGGCAAAGAAACAACTCAAATACCAGATGAAGTGATTGAAAACATTAAATTGCAAATAAAGAAGGAGAGAATATCAGCGTCGAGAGAGCAATTGTCTTATAACGTCTGTAAAGATATATTGAAGAAGTTGAATTACAATAAATATTATGAGCACATCAACTTTATAAAGCACAAATTGGGGATTACACCACCTATTATGTCGCCTCAACTCGAAGACAAGTTGTGCAATTTGTTCTTGGAGATTGAGAAGTATTTCTCCAAACATTGTCCGAATGTTAGGATAAATTTTTTGAATTATTATTTTGTTTTATACAAGTTTTGCGAACTCCTTGGAGAGAACAAGTATTTGAGTGAGATACCGATGCTTAAGGATGATGATAAGAAGGTGGAACAAGACGAGATTTGGCGGAAAATATGTGATGACATTGGATGGGTGTTTTATCCGACGTGTTAAAGAGGTTGTTCGCTACGCTTTTTAGCCATGTCTGATATGACATGTAAATAAATCATTGATTCGGGAATTCCATCTTCTTGGAGTTGAGTAAGTGATCTCTCTAAACAGAGTAAGGTATTATCACCGAATGTAGTTGATTCTATCTCTGGCGTTATTCCATCTGCACCATATTTGATTTTTATTTGATTCTTTAAATGGTAAAAGAAGTCCTTTTTATCATTTTGACGGTATTCCTTTATTATTTCCTGTGTAACAGCGTCGTATTCATCCCATTTTCCATCACGACACAAGTCAACAAGTTTTTGACGCATGTCACTACCGGAAGATCTTTTATACGGAGTAGATGGTATTTGTTTTTTTGGTGTATCCCATTTTCCACCACCTCTTTTCACCATTTTTCGTGTACGTCTGTTGTGTTTCTTTGATTTCCCCGACTTTTTACGCTTAATTAATGTTTTACGCATTTATACATTAATTAAACAATTTAAAACCTCTTAAATTCTTATACTTAAATTCGCGGGAATCCCACGAGGTTGCCACCAATACCGAAGCCTGCACCGGTTCTCGCGGCAACCGCCATACTAGGCAAGTAAGCATCGAGGATGGTAAACGTGGCGGCGGCGGTTAAAGCAATGAGAAGCACCTCATCGAGGCGGAGAGAACGCTTGGGAATGGCGTATGCGGCAATGGCGACCATAAGACCCTCAACAAGGTACTTAACGGCACGGCGGAGGAGTTCACCGAAATCGAGGAAATTCTGTAACTTAGCAAACATTCTTGTTATAAATATAAAATAGAAAAAAAGTGGTTGCAATCCTTAATTAAATTCGGCTATAAACTACTTAAAGTAATTGAACCAACTATATACATCTCATAAAATGACATCCTACGAGCCGAAGAACAACCCCGATGGAACTACCAATCCCAAGTACGTTGACTTGCTTTCTGTTGACCCTCCTATGGCCGAGCAGAACTATGTGTGCATGTCGTTTGTGAGTCCAGAGAAGATCATCAAGCAAAGAAATGCATTTCTTTTTGAGCGATTCGTCAAGAATTTCGATCTCGAGAAGAGCAGTAAGAAGTTTGTCCAGTTCCTTAACTTTGTCAGTTACAAGTACAACCTCAATTTCAATAAGGTGATGGATGACTTCAATGATTTCCTTAAGAGTGAGCAGCCTAAGTTGGTTGATACGACAATCGAGGACGATTATAAGAACTTCTTGGATGCCAATGAGAAGACGCTCGATCAGGAGTTTAATCAGTTGGTCAACTTCCAGACGAGCACTCATGGAGTGAAGGTGCGTGGTGTCTTCCCATCTCAGGAGGAGGCTGGAATGCGTTGTAAGATGCTCCGTGAGATTGACCCGAATCACGACATTTATGTTGGTCCTGTTGGTGTGTGGGTGCCATGGGAGCCTGAGGCATATAGAACTGGAAAGGTGGATTACATGGAGGATGAACTTAACCAGCTCATGCATAAGAAGACGGAGAACGAGGCAGAGGCTAAGAAGCACTTTGATAAGCGTATTCTCGAGAGCAAGAAGCAGGCGATTGAGGATAACATTCGTAAGGCCAAGGAGACCGGCAACAAACTCACTCAGAACATTGACGAAAATGGTAATCTGGTCGGTGTTAATAACAATGTCGAGGCTTCTATCGGTGAAGGTGCGTCGTCTAGTGACATCCGCAATGAGTTGTTTGATGGCGACAATGTTGTTACTGGCAGTGGAAAGAACAAGAAGATTAACAAGCGTAATGGTGGAAAGTAAATTGTTAGGTTGTGTTTTTATTTAAAGTTGTATTGTTATTATTAAACAATAATACAACTATAAAATGGGTTGGTCGATTTTGGTTTATGGTGTGTCGGGTATTTGCATGCAAGATGATAGTTTACAATTGTCAAACTTGACGAGCCATTATTGTACACCAGAATGTATGGAATATTGGCATGGTATACGTGATTTTGACAATAAAACGGTGGGAGAAGCAATGGAAATCATGCAGAAAGCAATAATTGCCATGTTTTCAGACGGAATATTGCCACTTAAATGGTATGATACGCAGACTAAAGACAATACACTCCGAAGTCTTTTGTTCTGGTTGATATCTACTAGCATTGATTTGTCTAAGTTGCCTAATAAAAAATGGACATTGAAATTGGTTTGAAACTACCATTTATTCTTTTTCACGTTAATTACAGGGCCTTTCTTGGCTGAACTAGCATTATATGCCGGCTCATCCTCGTCGTCGGAGTTGAGTTCCTTTGACATCTCCCAGAATTCCTTTGAACCAAGGCGAAAATTGCTGCGTGGCATCGCTTTATACCAGAATATTTGGTCGGTCAACTTGTTCGACTTGGAATTGTTGTCAATAACAAGACATTCGAAGTTTTCAGTACATTGGTCCATGACTTGGTTAAATGCCTCGAAAGTCGGAAACATACCCGCGTAATTCTGCCAGATTCTCTCGCGATTGCTCTTATATGGTTCTCTCAATATAAACACATAGTCAATGTTTGTTCGCAAATTGGGAGGGACACCAAGTGGATACTGCATAGTAATGACGAGCATGATCTTCCAGTGACGTCCGTTCATGAAAAGCAGACGCATCATCTTGTCACGAGCCCACTTGTCATCATACAAGCAGTCATCCATAATAACAAATGCTCTGGGGTCGATAGTGGCTTTCTTCTTATACACTTCTTCATGCCTTTGCATTTCCTTGAGAACCGATTTTTGTCTCTTAAGAATATTCTCAATGATTGATGTATTGTACTCGTGGTGAATAAAGAGTTTTGGTACGATGCGACCATAAAACCCATTGCCTGCTTCTGTTCCTGATATAACACAGCCTAACGGTATGTCTTGGTGGTGGTAAAGCAAGTCATTTACGAGGAAACTCTTGCCTGTATCACGACGACCGATGAGAACTACGACAGGTCCCTTGTTTTCATTGGGATCGAACTTGATTTTACGCATATCAAACTTTTTTATTTCTAAGTTCATCCTTAATCTTGATAATTAACGCAGAGAGAAAATCACAAGAAAACAAACGGACAAAAAATTGAAATGACAACATTCGTATTAATTACAAGTATCTTTCTTTCACAAAACATTAAAATGTGTAACACCTGCTCTCTTGGTCAAGTCAAGTTCGTTGCTCCGATCTCTTCGCTTGAGGTCTATCACATGTGTAAGAGATGCCCGAGTTGCGGAAAACTGGTGATTTGGATTGAAAAGAACAAGTTTCCATCCCTCATTTCGAGTTGGAAGATTTTGACACCTTCATCTATCCCATGGGAACCAATGCCAAATATTATTGAAGATGTGTTTATTATTGTTTAGATACAAAAAATTGAATTAAAAAGTGTATTCATTATATTTTACATTTCCAAATTTAACAATGAGTTCAAGAACAGCCGACCACGTAATCATATCATGTGATCGTTCTCTCACTGATTGGCGGAATGGTATCAACAAGTATTCTCTATGTCATTGCCGAGAGAATTGGGAGCACATCAAACAAATTGCAATTGAATCAGATGAAGAAGCAGAAAGATGCAAGCAGGTCATCAACAAATGCACCGGAAATCGCGAGATACACATTATTAACTGTGGACACGTTTGGTATGGTGTGAAATAGGTTTAAAACCAGCATTATTTATGTTATTTTTGTTTAAATATATAATGTTTCAGTTGAATTATCGGAAAAACAAGAATGTAGAGTTATTTAAGGATATTCAGGAAAAAATGGGAGTTTCAAAGGTACAAAATTATATGCCACTTTATCAGCACTATTTTTCTCTCAACAACACGAACTACAATGGTATGAACTTAAATACTTTTAAATCAATAAATCACATACAGTCCAAGATCGATGAAAACACGTATAAAACGGATGTCGGTGTTGTTCACGTGAAATATGCTCCACTTTACGATACATACAAGTACATGGTTGGCAAGTTGCAGGATGTTAGCGTTAATGTATTACCTTCGTTCGATGGAACTCCAGCATCGATCAGTGAGAGAAAATTGTATGATGTCAACAATTCATCGTATACCGACGGATTCTTCTATTTTCTCTCCAGTATACTTCTTAATCAACATGGAATTGTAAATGCAATTGACTTCTATGGATCTTACTTGTGTATAAAGAAGGATTTTAAACTTAATATTGCGGATGATGCGGAATTTTTATATAGTTCTGATTTTTTTAAAAGCAATCGAGGAAATTTGTTTAATGTAAATAGTGAACAAGAGGCACAATACGCACGTGATTTTACTCGCAATTGCAAGAAACGACTTGAATTAGGTAAAACCATGGACAATGTGTCGGTTGATTCTCTCGGAATTATTGAAGAGTTGGGAGAAATGTTTGTTGACAATGTGTGCAATAGCAACAATGAATGTGAATTGGTGACGGAAGTTGAAGAAATGGAATTGCCAACCAGAGAAAGTAGTAGCGACAGTGAATGTTCGTCCCGTTACTCAAATAGTAGTGAAGAAGATGCTACAAACTGGGAGGATGTTGAAACTGACTCTGAAGAAGAGGAAGAAGGAGAGGAAGGAGAGGAAGGAGAAGAAGAAGAGGACGATGTTGTCATTGAAGCGACAATTAACGAGTTTCCAGCAAACATGATTTTTATTGAGAAGATGGAGGGAACAATGGATTCGCTATTGGAAAACATGGAGAAAGAAGAGTTGAATGCTGCATTATTTCAAGTTGTCATTACTCTTGCCGCATATAATAAAGCGTTTGATTTTACACACAACGATTTACACACAAACAATGTAATGTATACCACGACAAAATTGAAATACTTATATTATAAATTAGATGGGGTTAACTACAAAATTCCCACCCATGGACGCATATTTAAAATAATCGACTTTGGTCGTTCGATTTATAGATACAATGGTCAACTCTGTCACAATGACAGTTATGCGGTTGGAAATGATGCAGCCGGTCAGTACAATTTTGAACCATACAACGTCGACAGCAAACCACAGATGATGCCGAACCAATCATTTGATTTATGCCGTCTTGGATGCTCTATGTACGACAATTTCTTTGATTTCACGTTCGAAGAAGATGATGTCCCAGAAGAAGAGTTGCTTGTTAAATTGGTTGCTGGTTGGTGTAAGGATGATAAGGGTAAAAATGTGCTTTATAAGAAGAATGGTGAGGAGAGATATGAAGGGTTCAAGTTGTATAAGATGATTGCTCGTACAGTTCATGGATGTGTTCCGAGAGAAGAAGTGAAGAAGGCTGTGTTTTCGGAGTATGTCATGAAGACTGGCCCAAAGAAGGACGTGACAGTCATTGACATAGACACGATTCCGTGTTATGTTTAAATAATGGAATGTTCAAAAATTGAAAATATATAAATGACATAATATATACTAAATCATTTATATTCATATGTTCAAGTGTGACGTTTGTAACAAATCCTTTGCGAAAGAGGTTCAATTGAAAGCACATTTTCATCCGAGTAGTTTCTCATGTAAGCCGTTTAATGCGTCAGTTTGCAAATATTGTGTTGAACATCAATGGAATGTGTGGATTTGGGCCAAATATTGATTGTTTAGTTGAACATTTTGAAATAGTTAAAATAGTTAAAAATCAGGCTCCCCAGTAAATACTTTGATATTCTCTCCAACGCTGACTTCAGGTGAAACCACATTGTTTACGATGTATATTCCACCGAGAGAAGCCACATATGCAAAAAATGCTCCCTTAACCAACTGTTTCATGGTGACATCGTTTTTTGATATGTATTTTGTTTCAATAAACAGGAGAATTGTGTATACTATGGAAATTACGAGGGCATAAGTGTAAGTAGATGAATCAGTCATTTATAATATCTGATTCACCTTTATTTTTGGGGTTTTAACGAATTTACTCCAACATTTGGATTCCTAAATCATCGTCTTCAACTGATGCCGACAACTTCATCAGTTCATCATCGAGTGATTCAATTGCACCATCGAGTTCATTAGGATCGAGATCACTGTTAATTGTGAGTGTTTCCATTTCATCCTCCTCCTCTTCCTCCCTCTTTCTCTCCTCATTACGCATATTGCTAATAGTTTCGAGACGGTCGATTGTCTTTGGTGCGTCAATCTGCTCCTCTTGGTTGGTCGACATGTTTAACACCTTGTCCATATCATTAAATGAGAGAGCAACTGATTTTTGTGGTGCTTCTTCGTCAACTTGTGTCGTTTCTTCAACATGCTTAACAACTTGCGTCGTTTCTTCAACAACAGAATCTTTGGGTTCTTCTGGTTTCTCTTCAACAACAGACTCTTTGGGTTCGGGCTTCCTCTCTTCTTGAACGATTTCTTCCTCAACCGTTACTTCTGTTTCAGTCGTTTTATCGATATATGACCGTAATATCTTCTCAATAGGGATGCTTTCACGAATAACATTGAGAATGCACTCTTTAATGATGACTTCACATTCTCTCATGTTCTTCTGATGATTGAGTGGTGTTGCCTTGAGATCGTACAGATATACGTTCTTATATATTTTTCGCGATGTTTCTATATAAACACGGTGAATGAATACAGACAACTTGGGGACATCGAGATCAATCTTCTTCTGTTTCTGTCCAACCCTAACCGATGTAAGGACCTTGAGTTGAGTAACATGCACACAAGTAAGCAAATCTTCTAAATAAGAGCACTTGCTTTCATGGACAATTCTCTCGGTTTCCTGCTCAACGAGGCTATTATTCCACTTTGATACACGGGAGAGAAAGTTCTGAAATGTCATCAAATACTTTTCCTTCTCATCATTTTCATCGCAAAGTTTGTATGCCTCATTGAAAATGGACTGAATTCCTTGGCGAATAAAGGGAGTGATTGTATTAATTAAACGTGCTGAATATTCGTTTTGTGCCTCGGATAAATTGGCTAACTTAAAATCATCCATAATTTCTTCTAAATTGACATGACATTTTCTAAAGAGTGTTCGTGACGCATAAAAATATAAACAAACATAAAGAACATCAGATTTTTCTCATTGCGAAATTGTGTTTTAATCTTGTCGAAATACATCAATAGTTTCATACGAGTCAATTCATCATGTGATGTCGTTTTTTTCTCTAGAAATTGTTGTATATCAAGTGCTGATACACCGGCATTATATGCGTCTTCACTCTTCTTTAAATAATATAGTTCACTGGTTTCGCCGAATTTCAAGTTTCTCTCGATCCAGTTCAAGTTTTTGATTTCTGTTCCAACTGAATAAAGTTGTTTCGTAATGTATTTGTGTAAATTTACGTGACGAGTGCCGATTTTGGGATAATTAACGTGGATCTCACAGAATCTGGAGAGAATCGGTTTAAGTATTTTATCCTTGTCTTCCACCACAATAAAAAAACGAGTATTGTGGCTAAATGTCTCGATGCAGCGGCGAAGGGCTGATTGTGCGTCATTTGTCAGTTTCTCTGCGTTGAGGAGTACTATGCTCTTGAAGAGTTCACCTTGTTTGGTGTTGATGTTTGTTTTTCCGAAGAATATGAGTTCTTCGCGTATGAACTTGATGCCCTTACCGTGACTACAGTTGACTTTGAGAATGTGATCTTCGTTATTTGGATATATTTTGGAGAGAAAGTCAGTGAGAATAGTTTTTTTTCCAGAGCCAGATGGACCATAAAACAGAATATTGGGAACCTTTTTTGTTTCTATGAAGTGATCCAACTTGTCATATATTGCTTTATGTATTTGGAATTTCATAATTATTATTGATGGAGTAATAATAATGAATCAAAATGCTTTTAAATTAAAATCGGAGTGGTTTTAATTGTTATTGAAGTCCGAAACTGGATGAAAAACGTGTTTGCTTATGAATATTGCCTTGTTCTTGTAAAATGATGTCAGGACTGCATGTGTTTGATTAAACGGCAAATGGTTAATAGCACTTTCAAAATCACAATCGATTGGACGTCTAGAAACTTCCTTTAAATGATTGTCAAACATTCCGATGAAGTGCAACTGACTCGAGACAAAATTAGGTGTGGGTTTGGGTGCATACTTTGTTTGATAAGAGTGTGAAATTTTGTAAAGCAATAGATAACTTTTTATGGTATTTCCGTAATCCTTAAAAAGGCACTTGTCAATCCGTTCAAATATAGCCGGGTAGTTGTTCCAGTATTCTGTTCCTTGACTGGCAAATATACGACGATATCCAATATTGTTGTTGATTGCAAAATCTTCGTATGCTACATTGGTTTGATTTACGAATTGATTTGGAGTTAGGAAGAATACATATACGTTTTTAGGAAGCGTATTTTTCAATTCTTCATATGTCGATGTTTTGTTTGCGAAAAAGACGAAGTTGAGTTCGGGATATTTTTTAGCACAATACTTTGTAAAGTTTCCTTCATCATAACTGATGTCGAGAATCCAACTATTTTTGGGCAAAATATGTAGTTCAATATCTGTTTCAAATGTCTGAAACATTATTTCATCCCATTTCAATACAATTGCGTTGTCGTCTCTCGATGAAACACATTTTTTATTTTTTTGCTGTGTAGAATTATTGTTATTCGTTGTAATTGCTTGAGCAGCGGCAGTATAATAATTATGAATTTCACTTCGTTTCACTGATGAACAGCAATAATAAATAAAATAGAAAAAGTGATATTTAATCCAATTAAAGAAGTTTCGGATAAATTCGAATTTCATATTGGAGAATTCGAATTCACTCAATGCCTCAGAAGAAGTAAATAGTGTCATTGTTGGATTAATGATTTTTAGTAATGTGTTATGTTTAAATAGGTTTATATATGCAGTTTGCAGTTTAAAAATTAAGCAATACTTTGAGAATAAGGGTTGCTTCTAAGTGCTGAGAGAGTATCTGGTGTATTTCTCTCCATGTTTATTGTCGTCCGTGCCTCTGATCGGTTGGTCGTCTGTCCATAAATGTCTGCTCCAAGTGGGACCTTGTGGAATTGCTGTGGAACAAACATCCGGGGCGTATTTCGGTCACTATCCAACTTGTCAATCTGAATATTCATATACGGATCGAATATCTTGTGATTTCCGACACTCGTACGGCTCTTTGCAATTGCTTCTTTGTTTGTATTGAGATATGCGTTATATGCAGCATCATAGACTGGGGCAGCATATGCGACACCACTTCCGGCAGCACCCGAGTAGTTGGTTTGCGAAGTGTCAGCACGATTAGTGTTCGTGGGCTGGTGTTCATTTGCCAAATAACCGTAACCCTGTAAATGTGTATTGCCGATATTTGCGGGATATGGGTTGTCTATTGTTGTCTCTTTGGTAGTCGTCCTGGGGCGATCTGCGGGATTGATGACATAACTGTTGGGTACAGTGGTCGCTGCGTTTCCGGTTGGACGGTGATTTCCGAGGAAGTTTTCTTTACGAGATGGGCGGAGCATGTCTTGAAGTGGCAGAACTATAGCATTCATAATGCGACCGACGGCACCTACGTTGGGGGAACGCTCGGTGGTGAGAGAACGAGCATTTGGTAAGAGGTCATAACTTTGAACGGCATAGTCGCCGTTTGTCGCTCCTGCTTTTCCTGGGGCATATGCGTTGCTAATGTGGTCTGCTGGGGCTGCGAGTTCAGGACGCGTCGATGCATGGTAAGCACCTGGAACATACGACGAATTGCGACCGTCTCCACCCATTGCTCCGTAATACTCGGTTGTTGTGTCGATGCGGTTCGTGTTGCCGAGCATCTGAACTCCACGTGCCATAGGCTTCTTTTCAAGACCGGTTGTCGTGAAATAACGGTCGGGTGAGTTGATGAAGAATGTATCAGGGCGATTCTTCTCGACGGCACCTTCAATACCGCGATTTGTGGTGTAATGCTTGACACCAGTAATCATGCCATCGTATGTCAACTTAGGGTTATTGGTTGCACGCAATTGATCGACCGTCTTTGGAGCCCACTGGTCACGAGCCGCCATACCAGCATTGAATCCCCCTGAACCAGCTGCTGTATAACCGTCATTCATGCCAGGTCCGACACGAATCTCCTGCCATGGTTTAACATTGTTCATATTGCGACCAGGAATGACACGAGATTGCACGAAATCGCTGTGGTTTGGAGTGCCGTTTGTCCAAGTCATATTGGCTGATGGTGTAAAAAGGGGTGCACGGGCTTCCTTCTGAAAACTCTGAGAACCAGTTCCTTGTTTAGCATCCAAAATGCTTTCATTGCTATTAAGGTCAAATGTACGTTGCTTCACAGTTGATCCAAAAAAAGGCTGCATGTTGCTGTGCGTAAAATTGTCTAAAGGAACTTGTTCACCAGTGAGAGAGTAAAAAGCATTTGGATCAGCGGAGGCCTGTTGCTGATAGACTTCCTGTTGAAAATAGCGATCAGTCGCGGCATTTGAATTCTCATAGTTGTTCAAGTCGTCAAAGTCGTTTGCGGCACGAATTGTCGGAAAATTCTCGGTGTTTGGTGCTTGTGTGTTTGTATTAACGATTTTATTTTTAAATCCTTCAATCACGCCTGAATCATTTGGCTTTGGCAATTGTTTTGTCACTTTATCCTTGTTCGAAATAATATACATACCTCCTAATGCTAAAATGGGTATTGCCAGTTCCATAGTTATTATATATATGGACAATAAATTAAATCACTTTTTTCATTAACAATTTAATTTATCTAACAATTTTATAGCAATGTCACAACTAACAAGAAAAGAAATCGATACGATGAACTATAATTTAAAAGTTCTATCAGTAGGAAGCATAGTATTTGTATTAGTATTCGGCATTCTTTTTCATATATATGCTGTTAAACACGAACACCAAGGCTTGTCAATTTTGCTTGTAACAATAATGCCGATTATTGCAATAATTTACAATATATATTACAATACTCAAGTATATAAGGATTCGAATAATCGTAAACGTGAGTTGAGAGAAATAGACACAGAAATGAAGGCTGAATCCAAGTTTTATGAGATAATTGCATTTTTATTATTTGGGTTAGGCTTAATTTATGCGGAATTTAAGAAGTTTAAGTATTTGAGTATGGTTCTACCATATTTGTTGTTTGCTTTGTTGTTTGGAACAATATTTACGTCATACATGAAGCAGTTTATATTTGATTATAATAACTTGGGGAGATTATTGAACATTGATGTGTTGATTTTTTGTGCGTCGTCACTTGCAGTCGGACTACTTTCTGCTGGATTGGTTGTACCGATTGTTTATCACTCTTCTAAGCGTGGGATCGCTGGTTAATTCCAAGGTACTGGAATCTTTGGTACAAAGTTGTCCTTCTCCAGCATTCGAGTATTGGTGTTGTTCTGGAAAGTCATGCATGTATTTTCTTGTGGGTCCAGGAGTGGATATTCCCAACGTGTTTGTTCCAAGTCACGATACGCCCAAGCGGGATGAGTCGCACGTGTTTCATCGGTAATTGGTGCGGATGCTGTTGAATAAGTGTTTGCAGTCGAATTCTTATTGCGATACGTCTTATATTCCATGCGATCGTGCTTGTGAAGAGGGCGAGTAAGACCCATCAAGTCGCTGTCTACATCGATAGCATTTGTATACAAGTTGGCTCCCCAGCGTTGGAGACGAATCTGTGGGTCAGCAACGAAAGGCACGTCGTCCCCATTGCCAGGTGTGTTTATCATGTATTTGCCGGGTCCAGTGCTTTCTTGGAGGAGTTTGCTAGTACGAGCATAATCATAATTGAAGCGAGTGTTGGCCATTTGATATACTATGGAGAGACTTATTTTTATTGATTTTGCTATAAAAATAAGTATAAATTTATATTTTATTTAAAACAATTTATTGTTTATCGTCTAAATATTTCAGGCCGCTGGTTTCTCTCTACAATAAGAGGTTCAGGCATGAGAACAGGGTCTTTCTCAAAGTAAGAAACCTCGCTGACTTTCTTAATCCGGGGAGTGAATCCGCGTCTAGGGTCTTCAAGGTTATTGAAATAGGTTCCCTTAAGAAAACTATCAATATCTGCCTGATTGTTTGAGAGAAGGTAGGCAGGTATGCGACCCATGTTGATTCCTGCGTTTGGCAAGATGCTTGCGTTTGTTTTGTAGTCATAAGCAAGCCATTCGCGGGCGGTCGCCTTGTTTCTCTCCTGAATCTTATAATCACCGGGTGCATTTCTTAAACGTGTGGAAGCCATCTGTAATATGATATAATGCGGGATTATATTTTAAGTGATTACAATCCACCATAATTTCCAATATATCGCACATCATCCATAATGAAATCGTAAGCATAGTGTGTGTGTCCGGCGACAAGTGTAAGACGTGGATTTCCTTTTATTTTGTCGTGTAATTCGTTCGCATAATAGCGTTTCATTGCGTCTGATTGATTGCCATAGATAGGATCGCTTGTTCCTTCTCTCGTAAGAGGAAAGTGTGTCACAATGATTGTAGGGAATCCTTG